TTTTCATGTTGAACTGCGTTGTTGTAAGCAGTCCGTAAGCGTCCTTAGTATCAATTTCAAGCGGTACGCCGATCATTAGTTTAGGATCGTGATTCTTTAACACGCGAATACGCTTAAAGTTTTCCTTAACCGTTTTATCGAAGGATCCGGGCGCCGATATATCTCCGTCGCTGTCTCTGTTGTTGTAAACGTTAGCGTATGCAACTACAATGCCCTTAGTCTCGTCGAGATCCTTAAGGTCATAAGCTAAATGTTTGAAAGACTCTATTTCCATGATCTAAGTTTTAAATATTAGCGATCCGTCTGCATCGCGTTTAGGTGTAAATGCTAATGTACATCGGCAATTAATTACTTCATCTGCTGACGCTTTAGGATCTCCTGGCCATCGTACTGTTTTACCCGAAAACATTACGAATGACTCGTTTAAATCTACGCTTTGACCGTCTTGTCGGAAATGGTCACGTCGTGTACGATTATCAAGCGTAGCGATCCAGGTCTTTTGCAGGACTAAGTCTGATTGCTCAGCGGTTTTCATCGCTGCATAGCTACTCGCTGCTGTTGTTTCTGTCCGTGCTATCCTGAGCGCCTGATATTTATAAAATGTACCGGATTTTGATACAATCTCGTAAATAGCATCCCTGAGTTCCACTATTGTGACATTTTCGCCAAGCTTTAGCTTAATGGCGTCGATAATATCTTTAATCAGCGTATCGTGTACACTAGTTATTTTTGCACCACCTTCGTTTGACAAAAATAGTAAAATATCTTTTAACAATTGATCGTTAAACAAACTATTTGCTTTTTTGACCTTTTCGAGCTCCTTATTTATCAAATTTCCATATCGTAAACCAATAGTTGTATACAGCTCTTTAAACATTTCGTAAATCTGCTCATAACTGATATTAGCCTCGATTGTTGCCTCGTAGGTGTGAATGTTTACGCGATCAAACGGAATGCCCTGCAGAATAGCCTTTATGTGCTTCTGTACAATTCTATACGCTTTACGTTCGAGCAATGGCTGCAGTTTTTCCCAGATTATCATGCTTTATAATTTATGTGCCAGAATCCAACTTCTTTAAAATCGTCAGATATGCCGCCGGTAACCCCCTCGATTATTTTCTCAGGCTTAATATCTGTTAAAATGTGCTCTACATAATGTAATTTATTATTGTGATAGCTATTATATGCAAATATGAAATACGGCTTTACGGGCTCCATATGCTTTTTACATTCAAATATGTCAATAGCCCATATATTAGGCACATTAGAAACTTCTATCGATGTGTAATTCTGAATTATCATACTAAAAGATTCATCGATTCAATATACTGCATAATTCGGATTATACCCCAATTTTTTATAATGTGAGTAGACTCTACGCCGTTAGATAAATTTACGATTAGTATACCACTGCCCTCGTCTCCAGGATGATGCGAAAATCTAAACTTAACGCCTTTGTACTCACCCTTAAATATTTCTCTTTCCATAATCTACAAATTAGCATTATCAATTACACCGGGCGAAACGTCGTCAATGCGTTGCACATTGGTAGGCATCCATACAACATCCATACCGTCCTCATTTATAGTCTCGTAACCGAATACTGTACGTTTCTCATTTGGCGTTACTGGCAATAGGTTAAGTGCTTCGGCTTGTGTTTTCATGTCTTGTTGCATTTCTGGTAATTCGGTAACGTCCCACTCAATTACTGAGCTTTCATAGCCTTTAAACTTCGGAATGAATGATTTGTTATAGGCGTTTTGTAATAGTACTAAATCTGGCTTAATATCATCGGTAATTAGCTGTTTACGTGCATCGGCATTGCTATTACCCTGTAATGCTCCGCTTGTATCATTGTTCAGTAGTTCGTCGGGATAATTAAGCACATTAGCGATAGTCTTACGGTCCCAGTCTAGGTATTCAAACGGCCTAAGTTCTTCGGTTGTAAGGCTGATACGTTGGAATCCGACCTCAGCGGAAGATCCTGCGATCTTTGCCAGACGTTCTGGACTTGCGTCCATTTCCTTAAGGCGGTCTTTTATCGAGGCTGCCTGCTCAGGCGTCCAAGGTGTTGGTCCTTTGCCGTATAGAAATCCGAAAGCCCCAGAAGATTGGAGCATTTTAATATTATTATCTATTGCGCTATTTTGGCTATTGATATTTCGAAGTGCAGATCTTAAAGGCGACATGCCATAAAGCTGTGCACCTTGCCAATCAAAGTTAGGGTTTGCATATTTTACGTGAATAACATCCTCAACCTCAAACCTGATCCATTGTAGTCCCTCGATGAGCATATAATAATCTATCGGATTTTCGGTAGTTAATAATTGGGCGTCTTTCTTAAGCACGATCTGCATTAAGTGACTCGGCAATGCGTAAACCTGCATAGGCTGCCCGGCGTTAGGTCCGTCCTCAGGCGACATGTTGTACTGATAGAAATTACCGGTAATCTTCATGTATGTTTTATAAAGCGCGAAGATATCCGCCCATGTCTGCGTCGGATTTGGATCCGAAAGCGGGAAAGCTATTTCTTTATCGCTGTAAGCTTTAAGTTCAAGTGATTTCTTTTTGACTGTCTGCAGAAGAGACATATTGCCTTTAGTGGCAAGTTCCATTTGACGGAGTTTAGCATATGCCTGTTTATCGTCAATCTGCTTGATGCAATAAGGCACGCTTACGGTCTTAACGGTCTGCTTGTTAATAATGGCATAAACATCGGGGTTCATGTTGTACCCCTTTTCCAAATACGATTTATTATTTTGGTCGTATTGCGTCGGCAAGCCTCCCAGCCATTGATAAAACGCCTGATTGAACACATTCGACAAGCTGCCTCCTGACATCTTGCTTACTATTTTCTTAATGCTATTGCCTATGAATGTACCTGCCATGTGAACAAAGATATAAAATTATTTTAAGCTAAAAGAAAAATGTTTCTGCGCCCACTCCCAGATCGAACCGCTCACGCATCATAAACATATCCATGATATCAGGCGACTGACCATTAAGCTTGGCTTTCATATCGCCTTTTTTTATTATGCACAGGTTTTTATCCTGGTCCTGCTTTGCTTTCTTAATGGCTTTACGCTCGAACATAAAACGCTGCTTAATGGTCATTTTGTCGTCGTACATCTTCGCCCCAACACGTTCACTAATCTTGTACTTACCCTCAGCGACTTTCTTACCCGATCGGTAAAAGCATTGTGCCTTAAGGTTTTCATACTTTTCGGGCTCTCCGTAGTACGGTTCGCCCGGCTTAAGATCCGGATTAGGCAATGGACGTCCACCGTTATGGAACGGAATCGCTCCGGGGATAAATCCATCTATGAAACCACCTACGCCGTCAGCATCATAGCATATGTGCCTGTTTTGGACGTAATGCTCTCGCGCCATTGATTTAATCGCGTCGACAACCTCGTTACCTTTCGACTTCGCTATAACGGCAATATCGATCAGCTCTCGACCTTCCCAACATCCGATTATAAACTTATCGGCCCCCTCGAGCGCAACGTCTGCAGTGATGTATCGACCATCGACCGGAAGGTCGTAGTTGTGGGTAAACATACCGGCGAAAGCGTTATGGTCGTAAATGTCCTTATCGCTTAACACGACTTTCCAATTACCACGCAATAGCGCCGCCTGTGTCTCTTCGTCCTGCGCCTTAAGGTTGCCAAGATATCCACGATCGATGCGTAAAAGTTCTTTGTTGTCGTAAATGCTACCTGAGATAAACGTTACAGATTTTACGAACTCTTCAGGCGGTATGCCTGACTTAAGTACTTCCTCCTCTAGCACGTGCCAACCCTTTTCGATTACCTCAGCTTTTGTATCTCCCCAAATTATGTTGTCACCATCGACGATCATGTAACGCAGTACGCCGTCACGCTCTGGGATTGGGTAGCCTGTCTCCTGATCGATCCACCAGGCGATATACTCAGCTACCCAGCTGTCAGGATCCGGATTACACGTAGCGCGAAGATACGGCCTTACGCCGCATACCGAACGGTTACGGGTCAATAGATAAAAGAACATGCGTTTAGAGAAGTGCGTTAACTCGTCGAACTCGATAAGTGGGATCTGCGACCCCTGCCAATCGTGTATATTTTTCTCGTACTCGAGGTGTGAGAATTTAATCTTGCTTTCCTTGAAATCCCATTCTAGCGACGATTCTCTGGGAACTCCACCGGCTTGGCTATAGATCTGCATCGAGGTATCCCATAAGGCCCCCTCGGCTTTGATCTGGGGCGATGTTCGTCTAAAGCAGACAACACCGAAACCAGGTACGTTTTTATGCCTCAGGTTCTCGAGCAGTAGGCTATACGTCTTACCCACACCAGCAGCACCACCACCGATCGCGATATCTGCCGAAGTAGATAAAAACTTCATCTGATATCCGGCCTGTGGACGAATTACGTTTACGCTATTCCCTGCCATTGTCTGGGAGTTGGAAAATAGTTACCTGTCCGACTTTATCGCCTCCACTTGTAACGTCAAGTTTATCGCCGTATTTACTTGGGCGCATTTTGGCGATCATAAACTTACGGGCATCAATTCTGATTTTAGATCTTGCGGCGAACTCGTGGTTAAACGATATGCCTTTTTCGGTTATCAATTCGTCCTGACTCGAATCGTCTGCAATTTCGATTATCTCCTCGAACAATCGATCTGCCCGAATATCTGTCGCGCGGGTGTAGCGTTCCCTAAAATCGGCGTCCTTGTCGCACCAACGGTAAAACGTATTTTGATCTATCGGGATTTCGATATCGTCCAGAATAACGCGCAACGCCTCTCCGTTTTGTATTCGTTTAACAATTGCGGTAAATATCTTTTCTCGTTGAGCTGGTGAGTAAGCCATGACTTAAGTATTTGTGTTTACAAAGTTATGAAGTTAAAAGGATTTTTAAGCGCGTAAACACGAATATTTAAGCTTTGCAACTTATAACCGTCACGCTATCAATGAGTTAACACGAAAAAGTAAACATGTTTTTATTTGTGTTTACGCTTGTGTTTACGCGGGAAGTCCCGCCGATAAAGGGCTAAGGGGTAAAAGTAAACACAAATATACAGAAACACAACCGCCGTAATATATAATACGCGTA